GGAAGACGAAAAGATCGGTCTTGCCCTTGCCGATAACCGCACCAGCGACCTGTCCGATTGGGACAAGGACATGCTGCAGCAGCTCAGCGCAGAGCATGACCTAACGCCATGGTTTGACGCCGATGACCTAGCCGAGATCCTCGGTGAAGTTGAGCAGTTGCCGGCTGAGGGCTTGACCGATGCCGATGATGTACCCGAGGCGCCGGAGGAGCCCATCACTAAGATGGGCAACCTGTGGGTGCTGGGTGATCATCGGTTGCTTTGTGGAGATAGCACTGATGTGATTGCCGTTGAACGGCTTATGGATGGTCAGAAGGCCGACATGGTTTTTACAGATCCACCTTATGGAGTCGCTTACGAAGGCGGGCACAACAAAAAGAAGCGCCATCAGATTAAAAACGACGCACTCGAAGGCTCTGATCTGACAAATCTTTTTGCCGATTCGCTTGCCTCTGCCCTAACTGTTACAGCAAATCACGCAGCTTTCTACGTCTGGTTTGCATCTGGAAAAAGTGTCGAAACATTTGCTTCATTCGCAAAGCTTCCTCTTGAGCTGCGAGCTGTAATCCAGTGGTATAAGGTCAGATCTGGATTGGGTGCTTTTATGTCTCAATATATCCCTAATTGCGAACCCTGTATCTATGCTTTCAAATCAGGATTTTCCCCGCAGTGGTTCGGTCCCTCTGACGAGAAGACTGTATGGGAGCTGCAGAAGGAAGCACGCAACGAGTTCCACCCGACGCAAAAACCTGTCGAATTACCTGAGCGCGCCATCAGCAACAGCAGCAAAAAAGGCCAACTGGTGCTCGACCTGTTTGGCGGCTCTGGCAGCACGCTGATCGCGTGCGAGAAGACCGGCCGGCATGCCCGCCTAATGGAACTAGACCCGCGCTACTGCGACGTGATTGTCAAGCGCTGGGAAGATTTCACTGGCAAGAAGGCTATCCTTGAAGAGGCACCGGAGGCGTTCTGATGGCCTCGATTCGTAGCACACAACTTGAAACCCAAGACCGTGCAGCACGGTTTGCCCGCATCATTGCTAATGGCGGCCGTAGATCGGATTGTGTTCGCTTTGCAGCCGAGAACTGGGGGGTTAGTGAGCGGTCATGCGACAAGTACCTCGCAATGGCCCGCGACAAGCTCAAGGCTGACTGGGACATCGAACGTCCGCAGATGGTGGCTGACCTGCTGTCACAATGCAGCACCTTGCAGATGGAAGCTAGGCGTGCCGGGCAGTATCACATCGCCTTAGGTGCTATCAATACCGCAGCCAAACTGGCGCAACTCTGCTCGTGAGCATCCTTGCCATTGCTCGCGAAGGGCATGTGCTGCAGCAGCTCAACCACGGCGGTTTGTTGACGGATATAGAAGCCCTGTTAGCAAACATTCGCGCAGACCTGCATCCTGGTCAGCTTGCGTTTGTGGATGACACCGCAACGCAGATCATTGGCATATCGGCTGGTTATGGCGCCGGTAAGACTAGGGCGCTATGTGCTAAGGCAGTGATGCTGGCTGCAGCTAATCAGGGCTTCATCGGCGCTGTCATGGAGCCTACCGGCCCGCTAATCCGCGACATCTGGCAGAACGACTTCGATGACTTCCTAGAGGCGTACGACATCCCGTACACCTTCCGCGCATCACCGCTGCCGGAGTACATGCTGCACCTACCTGGCGGTGACACAAAGATCCTGTGCCGATCGTTTGAGAACTGGTCACGCATCATTGGCCTCAACCTCGCATGGGTGTTGGCGGATGAGATTGACACCGTGACACCTGCCATCGCCAACAAGGCATTTCCTAAGATCCTTGGTCGCTTGCGGTCTGGCAATGTCAGGCAGTTTGCAGCAGCATCAACACCAGAGGGCTTCCGCTGGATGTGGAATACCTTCGGCAGTGATGACGCCCAGCAGCGCACTGATCGCAAGCTGATCAAGATGCGCACTGCTGATAACCCACACCTACCACCGGACTTCATCGAGCGGCTGCAGGCCAACTACGACCCGCAACTGCTACGCGCATACCTCGACGGTGAGTTTGTCAACCTCACCACTGGCCAGGTATATGACCGCTTTGATCGCGCTAAGCATGTGTCCGTACAAATGCCGGACATCAGCGAGCAGCCATTGCGCGTTGGCGTTGACTTCAACGTGGGCAACATGTCAGCCGTTATCGCCATCAGGCAAAGCAACACCCTGCTAGTGATTGATGAAATATCTGGCGCTCATGACACCGATGCCCTAGCGCAAGAGATCAAGCGCCGCTACCCCGATCACCGCATCTACGCCTACCCAGATGCCAGCGGCGGCAACCGCAGCACCAATGCAAGCCAAACCGATATCCAGATCTTGGAGTCCTATGGCTTCAGCAACCAATCACCCAAGAGCAACCCTGGCGTCCGTGATCGCGTCGCCGCAGTGCAAGCATTGCTAGAAAATGGCAAAGGTCAGATCCGGTTGCAGGTGTCAGAAACTTGCAAGCGTATGATCGAGTGCTTAGAGCTACAGAGCTACAGCGAAAAAGGCGACCCCGATAAGGATGGCGGCTACGACCACATGAACGATGCATTGGGTTACGTCATCTGGCGTGAGTTCAACCCACTACACGCAGGAGCAGGGCGTGGTACGGGTGTGCGCCTATATTGAACTGACGGCAGCTTGACGTAGAGCATGTATTCGGGCCTTGGTGCATACGACCGACCTCTAACAGAGCGCAAGGTAACTCGCGTTCAAGACCCGAATACCGCTTGGTACGCGCAAGAGCAGCACTGGATCTTGATTGAAGATCTACTGCAAGGCACTTTCGGGATGCGGCAGAAGCATCGCCGCTACTTGCCGCAAGAGCCACGGGAGCAGGATGAGTCCTACGACAACCGCCTAGCCCGTAGCGTATGCCCGCCGTACTACCAGCGCCTTGAGCGGTTGCTGGCTGGTATGTTGACGCGCAAGCCGGTGCGGTTGGTTGATACCAGCGACACCATCACCGAGCAGCTATTCGACGTCGATATGAACGGGAACGATCTTAATGTTTGGACATACGAGTCAGCCCGCAAGATGGTCCGTTATGGCCATGTTGGTACATTGGTGGATGCACCTGCTGATGGCGGTAGACCCTACTGGGTGACATATACGCCACGGCAGATCCTTGGCTGGCGCACTGAAGCAAAGGAAGGCAAGCAGGAGCTAACCATGCTCAGGTTGCAGGAGGTAGCCAGTGTGCCTGATGGTCTGTACGGCGAGAAGCTAGTGCAGCAGGTGCGGGTACTAACGCCTGGTGAATATGAAATCCATCAGAAGGATGACAAGGGTGACTTTCGCGTAGTAGATGAAGGCCGCACCAGCCTTAGCGAGATCCCATTCAGCATCGCCTACGCCAACCGCATTGGCTTTATGGAGTCAAGGCCACCGTTGGAAGATATTGCAGAGCTGAACCTAAAGACGTATCAGATCCAGTCAGACCTTGACAACCAGCTGCACATCTCAGCGGTGCCGATGCTGGCCTTTTACGGCTTCCCATCAAGCGCCGAGGAGGTATCTGCTGGCCCCGGTGAAGCTATCGCATTTCCCGCTGAAGGCCGCGCCGAATACATCGAGCCAGGTGGCACCAGTTTTCAGTACCAGTTCAAGCGGCTAGAAGCATTGGCGATGCAGATCAATGAGCTGGGGCTATCAGCAGTGCTAGGCCAGAAGCTGACTGCTGAAACCGCCGAAGCCAAGCGCATTAACCGCAGTCAAGGTGATAGCACCATGATGGTGATTGCGCAGAATATGCAAGATATGATCGACAACTGCTTGCAGTTTCACGCGCAGTACCTCGGTCAAAATGAAGCAGCCGGTAGCAGCCGCGTCAACCGTGACTTTATGGGCACCAGGCTTGACCCGCAGGAGATCAACAGCCTGCTCCAGCTTTACACTGCAGGGACCATCACCCAAGAAACCTTGCTACAGCAATTGTCTGATGGCGAGGTACTAGGTGATGACTTCGACGTTGAGGAAGAATTGGATGCTACAGCAAATGCGGGAATGGATCTACAACCTGCTCGACAACCTGATCAGTTGGTTGATCGACGTAGCAGTGATGATCGAACCGGAGAAGCCGAGGCACCAGGAGCTTGACTATCACGTCAGCGCATTGCCAGAGGAAATCCTAGCAATCGTGCGCGTTAGCTGGTATGTAGATGGCAAGGCTGATGAGGTAGATGAGATGGTACTGATGGAAGATGGCCAGAACGGTTATGACGCATTTGCTGCGGTGGTAACCAGTGCATTGCAACGCGGCGCTAATGTAAGCATTAGGTCAGGGTATGCCGCTGCAGATTTAGGCATTATCGAATGAGCACACCAGAAACGCTATACCGCAATGCAATAGACCTTAACCGCTACAGCAATAGCGTGGCGCGGCGTGTAATCAATGCATATAACGACATCATCATTGATAGCGTCAACCAGTTGCGCACCATTGATGACTTAGCCGCACCAGTCAAGGCTGCTAGGTTGCGTGGCATTTTGGCGCAGCTTAAAGAGTCGCTAGCAGGATGGGCTGGTGATGCAACTGAGCTGATGGTGCCAGAGCTGCAAGGGTTGGCAGAGCTGCAATCAGAGTTCGTTACTGAAGAGCTACGCAAGGCATTGCCGGTTGGCAGTCGTGATGCAGTGCGCACCGTAGAGATCAGCCCGCAGTTTGCGCAGTCTGTTGTTACCACTGACCCAACGCAGCTCAATGTGGTGGCGCTTAGCGATGATCTGTTTGAGGCGGTGTATGGATCTGAAGCATTGGCGCGACAAGCTGGCACTGGCGCATTTAGCTTGACTGCCACTAAAGGCACCATGATCACACTGCCAAATGGCAGCACAGTCGAAAAAGCATTTCGCGGCATTGCTACAGATCAAGCAGAGCGATTCAGCCAAGTAGTACGGCAAGGGTTGCTGACAGGTGAAACCACGCCAAGCATCGCCAAGCGGTTGATTGGCAATTTGCAATTTGGCGAGGAAGCCAAGACCGTCCGACAACTGGTAGCAGCAGGCGGGCAAGCCACTGCTGTAGCTGACAACCAGGTGATAACACTGGTCCGCACCAGCATCAACCAAGTAGCTAATACCGCCAGCCAGCAGGTATATGAAGCCAACCAGGACATCACCAAGAAGTACCGCTACGTCGCCACGCTGGACACTCGCACTAGTGCTATATGTGCTGCATTAGATGGCCGTGAGTTTGAGTATGGCAAAGGTCCAATGCCGCCGCAGCACTTCAACTGCAGGTCAACAACAGTGCCAATTATTGACCCGGACATCTTGCCGCCATCAACCACGGCAACCAGGGCTAGCAAAGATGGGCAGGTGCCAATCAATCAAAGCTATGGCGAGTGGCTAGCTAAGCAGCCACGCAGCGTGCAAGCTGATGCGCTAGGCCCCGGCAAGGTTGCATACTTCAACAAACTGGCCGACAAGTACGGGCCACGCAATGCCATCGCCAAGCTGGTGCGTGACGATGGCGCAGAGGTAACATTAGAGCAGCTCCGCAAACGATATGGACCTGCCTAGCCTCCGGCATTTTCGCAACACCGGCATCTACAGCATCTACAGCGATACCGTTGAGGCATTAGCGGGTGAGGCATGGGTGCCAGCGATCTACACGGATAAGGGCTGGGCAACAGCAGATGGCGCTAGCCTGCTACTAGGTATTGAGGAATGGCGCCATGCCGCTGAAGAAGGGCAAATCACAGGGTGTGATCTCAAGCAACATCAAAGCCGAGATGAAAGCGGGCAAACCGCAAAAGCAAGCAATCGCAATCGCGCTGTCAAAAGCCGGCAAGTCACGCAAGCCGAAGGTTAAGAAGTGATGCCTAAGAAGCCTGGCCTATACGCCAACATCGCAGCCAAGCGCAAGCGCATTGAAGATGGCAGCGACGAGCGCATGGCGCGCAAGGGTGAAGAAGGCCGCCCATCTGCTGCTGCATTTAAGGCTGCTGCTAAAACTGCCAAAAAGCCGAAGCGCAAGAAGAAGTGATCACCTATCGCGGATAAGGTAAAGTAGTGATGCACTATATCCCTGCGGGATAAGCATGTCTGAAGAGAATCAAACTCAGGAGCCTGCGGCTACTGATGCAATGCAACGCAGTATCGAAGCACTGGAACGCAAGAACCAAGAGCTGATTGCTGAATTGCGCACTGCTAAGTCAAAGAAGTTGCCGGATGGCGTTGATGTCGATGAGCTGCTTGAGTTCAAGCGACGCGCTGAGCAATCTGAACTTGAATCACAAGGTAAATACTCCGAAGCAAGACAAGCTTTGGAGCAGCAGTACCGTGAGGCGACGGCGCAAAAGGACCAGCGCATTACAGAACTTGAATCCCGCGTTCGTGAGCTTGAACTCGTCACGCCAGCAGTAACCGCACTGGCTGACTTGGTGCATGACCCCGACATGGTGCTCAAGACCAAGCTGAGCAGCGATCAGATTGAGCGTGACCCTGATGGCACCGTGGTAGTGGTCGATGGCTACCAACGCACACCAGTAAGCGAATGGGCTAAGACGCTGCCATCCTGGATGCAAAAGCAACCAAGGCCACAAGGCAGCGGCGCACCATCAGGGCGCAGCAGTGGTGAGATGCCCTTGGGCATCAAGAACCCATTTGCGCAGGAGTCGTTTAATCTCACCGAGCAATCACGACTGTTCCGTACAGACCGTGACATGTACGAACGATTGAAGGCTGCAGCAACGCGCTAAGCTATCTGCAACCGGCTGCGCTGGTGCCAGGGCTGCGCCCACACCGTAA